CTCATAACCGCATCTTCTCAAAGTAAGACACAGTCTTACTTCTCCCCGGTCAAAGACCGGCTACACCCTCCTATTAAAAGGGTGTAGACCACCTACGCTTGATGTCGACGGCAGTAGGACGTCCAGCGAATCGCAAGTGATCTGAGCTGAAAGGTTCGAACCTTCCGGGCATCAGACACTTAGCAAGTGCGCCACTACCTTCAAGAGGACTTTTCCTCTTGGTGGGCACAACTACCATAGCCTTGACTAGAGGCTTATGGAGAGTTGGATGCTCACGCTCGGATGCGTAGCCGAGTGAGCACGTGCGCACAAGCCCAGGCGATGTATCTAGTCCATTTGGGAAGGGTATAAATCTTCTCAGAACGGTATCTAGATATCCAGCAGTTCTCCAGTAACCGGCTAAATACATTCGGTTACGGAGAGAAACTGTGGAAATCATCGACTGTGCGTCACCCCTGTGTAGGGGAAGAGTTTGCCTGACACGACTAATGGATACATCGTGGCCAGCATAATACTCTTTCCCACAAGACTCCCGGAACTTGCCGTTCCAGAAGGACTTGTTGCGGTTAACTTTAAATCCAAAGGATTCAAGTTCCGCTACAACAGGAACTACGTATTCTACAGGAACGATAATATCGTCCCCGTAGACGCGTACCCTTCCATAGAACGATTTAATATCGTTCTTGGTAAGGGGTCGGTTGAGCGCTTTCTCAATCCCCATGAAGATCACTGTACAAAAAGTGAGAGCTTCAAAAGGAAAGCAAAGCGCTGAACCCATAGACGCGAACTTGGACAGGCGAATAACGCCATGACCAGGTACATCAGCCTTCCGTGAACGACACGCATCTACGGCTCGAAACAAAGAACCGTAGTTACGAAGAAGTGCACGTACATGCTGATTCGAAACACGATCACTTGCTTCACTAAGATCTAGTGTAGCAAGGCTAGAGTCAGACGACCCTAGCTTCGCCAGTTCCTGATTAGGTTCCTGGTGAATGAACCGAATGAAATTAAACGCGTTGTCATCGCGTTCAATTTCATCGACGAGACATTGCAAGATAGCCTGCTGTGTATATTGCATACAAGTAGGTTCAATTGCAATGATCCTCGGTGTTTTGAGCGTTTTAGGTACAGTGATAACCCGAACGGGTTGTTCTGCACCGGGTTCGAGGATGGAGATGTCTGGGGAATTAGCAAGGAATTCACTATAGGACGAGAATGCAAACTCGGCCATAGGAAATTCTTGTTCCAGACGCGCGGGCCAGACACGTTGGTTCCACTTGTTGTTACCAACAAGTTTATCCGCCGTCGCCCCGGGTCCATGCTTAGGGTAAACACTTTTCGCGTATACAGCTTTATCACAATTGGATAATAGCTGAGCCCAAAGTAGCACGGACATCCGCATGAAAGACTTCCTCTTATCAAGGAAAGTTCTGTCATATCTCTTAACATCCTTCTCACACTCGAGGTACTTGATGATAGCCGATTCCACTCTTGCATCACTGCAAGGCAGGTTAATCTTGCCAAAGGCAAGACAAATCTGACGAATGGCTCGGATAGCATCAATCGAAGGTACTTCGAGCAACCGACCACTGTCGCGTTCGAAAACGAGATCCAACAACCCACCGAAAATTTCGGGAGTTGACCCTCTTTTCTTAAAACCTGAAAAGAGGGAGGGATCACAGGTTCCGTGATCCAGAGCAATCTGGAAATCATCACAGAATCTAGGAAGGGTAATCGTTAAAAACGATAACCCCTCGTTTTCAAAACGAGTAGAGATAGTATTATAATCTCTACTGGTACTTACGTGACACCAGATTCCGGCATCAGCCAGAATCTCTCTAGCTAGTAGCATCAGGCTTTTCACTGCTCCTCCTAATGGGGGTACCAGTCCTTAGCCATATCGCTACGGATCCTTCGCTTCACTAGCAAGACTCTTCCGATGTAAAGGAAGAGACTTCCCTCGGAGCGAATCTCGAAGAAGAGAAAGATACTTCATCGAGAGAGTGAGATGTGCTAAAGCGGTGGCTATGAGAATGGCATAAAGTAAAAATGCCACAATCACAGCTGTTTTTCCGACAATTAGCATACTAGCTCTCGCTAGTTCTCGCCACCAAGAAGCTTGGTGACCTGTGCACCCGAAGAAGCAGTCAACCACGCCGTGAAGGCGTCGATGATCTGCTTTTGCTCTGTGACAGAATACCCCTGAAGGGGCACGTCACAGACCATGTAAACGGACAAAGACCGAGGCACCTGCAAGGCGCTGTTGGTCGGATCCGTTGCAAACTTCGAGTGATCAATGCGTGCCGTACGACGAATTCTCTTGCCATACTGGCTAGAGACACTCATCTTAACGGTGCCATCATTACTGGCAAACGAGCCAGAATTGATACCAGACCCAGTACGCGAAAGCGTAAAGGGAACAGCATTGATAGTCACAGACTGCGGATCAGCAAAAGACATGGCACTACTCCTAGAGGTGATCTCCGGTTACTAGCCGGAAACTTAGATCACACCCACTCTGGGCGTAACCGTTTGACTCTCAAAAGAGAGTCTTCGGCGCTCGTGTCATTCCGAGAGCACCGAGGATGGCCCACTGCTTGTCAGTAAAACCAGCAGATGAAAGGCCAAACCCGAAGGGCGAACTCCTTACACGCTCCTTACAAGTAACACGGTAAGTAGTGTGTAAGGGACCATCAAGACCACCGTAAGAGGTGATCCTGGAGGTCGAGGTGTAGTGATTTAAAGAGGTTTCCCTCATTAAATAACCATACCTCAGAGCGAGATTGTCCTGACCAAGAGCGGTCATATTGGAAATGTTTACACCAATATTACCTTCCCAGTCAGCCAACCAGCTCCATGGAGTCAACTCCCATAGGACGTCAGGCGTAAGCCTGATGCCGAAAAGCTTATCAGCTTTTTCGACATATCCTTCCATCCTACCCAAGAATGAATCATCCTCGGAAAGTAGGTATGAGAAGGCGCCCGTAAACCAGTAATGCTGCTTTCGCACATAACTGGCATTGAGAGTTGCGGACGTGCCTGCCCTAATCATAGTTGCCATCTCAGGTTGCGAAAAAGTACCGTAAACGGTATTATTCGTCATGAGCTGCAACACCGCAGAGATCGGAATTCCACCGAAACCCTGCGGATCGGTTCGATAAGAAGGATAAACCTTCTCATCCCGAATGATAGGGAAGACGAAGTGGCGGCGCAAATTCTTTCCAGAATTTTCTTGAGGGTCTTCAATAGAACACCCGCATGCTGGAAAGCAAGTGCAAACTTCTTAACATCCTTGACAAAAGGACGCCACCCGAATTCATAGTTCAAGTACTCGTCTCCCAATCCATGGAAGGCGTGTGCTCTCTCTTTGAATAAGAGTGAATGTCCGATTGCCTTGGGGAGACCTTCATGAAGTTCTCCTAAGAAGGCTGCCACTCCTGCGACAGGAAGGGTAGGAATAGTCTTATTAATTGCCTTAGCTCCGTAGGTCAAATCAATACTTGGCCAATCGGAGGAGGCAAAGATAGCAGGTGCCCCCGAATCGAGGACATTGCCATCAAAAGGACTATTCAGACCATTACTGAAGGACACGCTAAGAGGACCATGATAGGAAATATTCCCATCAACGCTACTCAATGTAGCGGTGGTAAACTCTCTCTCAACCTTTGTGGTTGAGAACGGATGTCCTCGATCGAATGATGTATCCTGTTTCGCCTGATTAGTCTCCCTAAGGAGAAGCTGATCGGAACGATCAGGCACCAAACGATCGCGCAGGTCCTCATCCTCAACAATCATGTTGGGGTCGCTCAGGGCTTTCATAAATGAAACCCCAGAACGATATGAGGACGTCCGCTGGATAGCGGGTCTCCAACCACTAGAGTACGTCTTGGAAACGTCAAAAACGTCTCCCTTAAGTACTCCTCCGGTAGAGGAATTCCTACGAGTAAAGTAGAAATTCTTATCGGTTATACGGGTTGTGATAACCGTTCCAGCCATGATAGCTCCCTTCGAGCTAGTAGAAGCATGCGCTCACCGATACACTGTATAGGTAGAGCGACTAACAGCTAGAGCACCATCAAAAGATGGTGGGTCACTAAGTACCGGGAGGGCCCTAAGGGGCCCT